TTAAATTGATACAAGTGAGGAGACAGATAGGTACCCATAGGCATAAATTAAACAAGGCACTACCCCATATAGTTTCCAGTAGAAACAATTATAATATATGTAAATGATTCTCATTCGTAAATGATAATGAGTCTCATTCGCCCTGGATTATAGGCACATTAGATAAAGCTAATATAAATTGTAAGCTACCTATAAGGCCATCTAAGCTATATAAAAGTAGGTCTATAGCTAGGCATTGCCTAAATTAAAACCTTGTCATATTCGTCCTATGGCCTTACAGGATATAATTAGACAATGCTAATATGCTCAAATATGGGCTAATATTGACCACTATTCACCAAACTGATATGCACTATATAAAACTATTATGATAAATAACTACTAATAAATTGACTTTACTAATTGACACGGTACAATCAGGGGGCAGCAGCAGCAAAGAGATGATGCTAATGCAAATGAGAATCATTCTCAACTAGGGCATAAGGCCCGACTTAATCAATACCTATATAAAGGAAATTATTATGTTAGTTAAAATCGATTTACAAAACAATCTTACTGCCATTGGTAACAATTTCGACCTTGAACAAGTAGCTAAACAAGAGACAGGTTGTGCTCGCATGGCCCTAGCTATTCAACTATATAAAGACGACAGTACACTTGAGGAGAAGCAAACAAGCGTCACGGCGGCTTGCAAGGTGGTCTATGCTGGTGCATATGGCAAGGTTAAAGATGATGCACAAGTTAAGTCTGTTATGCAATGTCGACAGGTTGTCGCCACTATGAAAAAAGCCGCATCATTAGACATTAGCCCCGAATCACACGACACCTATAGCGCATTTCGTACTGAAGTGTATAAAACTAAGCCGCTTACTAAGCTGCAACTGATCGAAAAGTGGTGCAATGATGACAAGGAAAAAGCTATAACTCTTGCTAAGTTAACAAAGCTTGTGGAAAAGCTAACCAAAAAAGCAGCTAAATAAAATAGTTTCCATTGGAAACAATGCAAATTCCCCTTGTATTGTTTCCCCTTTTATTCCCTATTAAGGATTATTATTATGTCTGAATTAAGCTACCATAATGCGCTAGAATCTGAGCAAAAAGTTGCCCAATTAATCGCGTCTATTGATGATTCCGTTATACAAATTCGACAATATCAAACAGAATATTCTGCGGATGTTGTTGATATGGATGAGCGTATCATTGCTCGCGGTATGTCTGATATTGAGAAGCGTATAAGAACTGTAAAATTCTTGCAGCAATTATTGCAAATGGAATTTGATCAATTGCGACAGCGTGATGATTTAAAATCTAGATTGTTGCAAGCCAAATGCATGACAGCTACAGCCTTACAAAAACTAAAAGTTTCCACTGGAAACAATTAAGGATTATTATGAGAGATTTTAACAAGAGTATTAAACCGAGTGCCGAAGTAGTGGCACAAGAAAAGTTTGACAGGGTAGCTAATATTGTATTTAATATATTAGGCGTCATTAGCGGCATAGCTATCATTGTACTATGCACTCGCGCATTATTTGGAGGTTTATAATATGTATATGATTGTAGATTTAGCATGGATTGGCGCGGTGCTATGTTGTCTTGTGTTGATAGGTTATATCGTTTCGACTATAGGAAAATAAAGTTTCCACTGGAAACAATTGGAGAATAATATGGAAAATAAAGCAGTGTATATTGACGGCGTAGTTTATGCGCGTCCATTAAAAGAACCTAAATCTGTAGGCCATTGGTTAAGAGGGCCATGCAGTTATATTGTAGGCTTTGCTTCCGATAGCTCATCTACTATCGACTTAGCTAGTGCGTTACTAAATCATGGTAAAGCTACCATTAGTGGTCGCTTAATAGAATATAAATAAAGTTTCCACTGGAAACAATTGGAGAATAATATAATGAAATTACTAGACACAAGCGGTGGCAACACTAAGCTAGCCAAGAACAATAAAGATGTTAAGTTGAGGGTAGCAGGTTTGAGTATGATGCCTGATGATACAGTATGCATAATGAGGTGGATTGCAGCCTGTGCCAAGGAGTGTCTCAAATTAGCGGGTCGTGGTACGTTTAATGCAGTGGAGAGAGCGAGGCAAGCCAAGACAGATTGGTATCATTCGGATCGCAAGGCATTTATAGCACAGCTAATACATGAGATAACTCTATTTGAGAAGTTATGCAAAAAGAATGAGGTTGAGTGTTGGATTAGACTTAACGTGTTGAGTGATGTACGATGGGAGTTAATGCAAAATGGGGCTATACCTCAGAGATTCCCTGACATTAATTTCTATGATTACACGAAGGTTAGTAAACGAATGAAGAAATTACCTGCTAATTATCAATTGATGTTTAGCTATAGCAAGGCAGAAGAGTATCAAACGTATGTCGAGCAAGCGTTACAAACCGATGTGCCTATGTCAGTTGTATTCCTTGGCCCTATGCCCAAGACATTTCTAGGCAGAGAGGTGGTGAATGGTGACGTTAGTGATATACTAAACCTATACCAGCGAGGTAAGATTATAGGCTTAACCTATAAGGTAGCTAAGGCTAAGGCAGGAGAGGATAAGGTTGATCCTCGCAAGTCCAACTTTGTAGTGGACACTAATTGCATACCTTTATTAATTGCAGCATAAAAGTTTCCAGTGGAAACAATTGAGGAGAGTACTAATGTCTATAACAATACTAACAAAGACCGAGCGCATAGATCAATGGAACAAATGGGTGGAGCAAGCACCTAAAGGAATCAAGGATTATTTTCTAATGATCGAGATGGATGCCCAGAGATGGGAGATAGCAGAGAATCAAGAGATTTTAACAGAGTCTCAACTAGAAGAAGTCAATACAATTTATAAAGAGGATGCATCATGAGCAATGTAAAACGTACCATCAGTCGAGCGCGTCACTATCTAATCAACCTAGATAATGAGAAAGAATATCTTGACCAATGCTTTCAGTTCCTAAAGACTGCACCCCATAAGGAACGGGAGGAGCTAATCAAAGAGTCATTGAAGGACGGCTTTGCATTACGACACTTTACTAATCGAGGGTATTAATATGTATACTACTAGCAAGGAATTGTTTAACAAGTTCGCACCTACTTTTAATTTTGAGTTGGATGAGCAGGAGATATTGCGTAGAGCTTTAGATGTAGGGTTTGTTGTGGCGTTGCCTAACCCTGATGGTGGACTATTGTATAAAGTAAATGAGGAGTATGGTAATGAGTGAATCAAATAAAGTTTCCACTGGAAACAATTGGAACCAAGGTGATGTAATTAAAATGGAGAAGGTTCGTACATTATTGTGTGACATCTACACCAAGAGCGGTGATACAAGGGAGAACAAACCCTTAGACACTCTCATCACTAATGCGATCTGTGCTTCATTACTTCTTAGGGTACAGCTAGAGACAGAGATAGCAGAAGCTATAGAGGGTACGATAGAAGAGCAGATCATTGCAGTACGGGCAGCTAAGTATGACAGGGAGAATAGTAATGACTAACACTAAAGCAAGGGTACTCAAGAGACAGGCTGAGGACAAAGCATTCATTGATGCTGTCATGTCATTGTATGAGGACAGTGCAGCCAAGGGCGAGAGACATGATGCGCCCTATCAAATATACCTTAGTAATTTAGGTGAAGATGATTTTAAATTAACATATGATGAGTGGTTAGGAGGTGGTGTATGACTATTAGAAAGAAGAATCCGTTTGGTAAGAGTAACTTCGATGCACCTCATGCAATCTATGAAGGGCAGGGGCCTTGGGGTCACCAGATTATTCATGTGATCAAGACCTATCAACACCCTGACAATGAGCGTAAGAACCCTTATGCTAAGTGGTTGATTGGTGCTAAGACTGACATGACATATGGATCATTTGATTATGGTGACACGTATGTTAAGGAGGCGTTAGTAGGTAACATGAAGTTGGTTAGTGCTGTCGATGGATGGACTGACTACTACTCTACTCATGAGTTACCTAGTCAGATAGATGATGATGACTTGTTGAATGAGTTGTTTGGATCTAATGGATAATAATATTATAACGTGTTGCTAACTTGTTAACTCAAGAGTTCTATTCTATCACAGATCTGGACATAAGTAAACCCTTATGTTAGAATAAGTTTCCACTGGAAACAATTGGGGTTGTTATGAGATGTGTTAGTTGTGACTGTGAGTTAACAGATTATGAATCAACGAGAAGATATGAGTCAGGCGGTTACTTAGATTTATGTACTGACTGTTGTCATGACATGGGTGAAGAGATACCCACTATTAATCGTGCTGACTTGTTGACTATAGGAGATGAATGATGGAAGATAAAACGTATGCACAGTTACTTACTGAACGTAATCATGCTAAAGAAATATGGCGTAGGACTACAGGTACTGCTGACCATGAGACTATGGCTAAAGCTATTGATTACCTATGCCAATGCCAACAACGATTAGAGGAGAGAGAGAATGTTAACACTGAAGCAGAAGATTCAACGGGCGCGTAAGCTAGAGCAGTTAACTACTGAGCTAGACATCTACACCCAAGGTAGTACAATGCGTGAACCCTTTGGTTCTTATAATAAAGGTAAGGCTGATGCTCTTGTTAAGATCATTGCTGAGTTTAAGGAGGAGGAGCATGAGCTTAGTATTCAAACCTAAGATCAAAGAGTCTTACAACGTACCTACTAAGTCAGTACTTGCAAAGAGGCCGCTAAGTAGTAGTAACCCTATAACAGAGGCTGACTTATCTCGTATAGTTAAGCTACGTGCTTTGAATGTATCTTACAATGACATAGCTAAGTTGATACGTAGGTCAGCTAATACCTGTGCCTTTCACGTACATGATAAGATGTTATTTGTAGAGATCAATGAACGAAAGAAGAAACAAATAGAGGAGGCAATGGCTGATGCTTAGTATGTTTACGGAGGTAGTGTGGCTTGCTGCTGGACTTGCGGTACTAGGTTCTGTTACCATGTTCTTCCTGTCACCCATGTATGAGTTCTTTAAGTACACTAAGCACAGTGTAGATACAGAGACTGAGTTGTATAACATCATGTGTGATGCATTAGACAAGTCAGAGGAGACAGGTAAACCAGTAAGTATTGTGCTTAGTCACGATTCTAATTTAAAGGAGAAGAGGTATGAAGATTGAAGTAAATGTAGATGATGCTAATGCAATCACTGTTGATTGCTTGAAGAGTTATTACCTAGCGAATCGTCATGATGAGAGTGCTAATGTTAGTGCTTCTGATTGGGATTTATTAATGTCATTAGACCTAGTGCTTAGTCACTTCATGACTGAACATGAATACGAGGATTTTAATAATGGCCTTCGTCAAAAAACACTTACCCTGTGACGACTGCGGAAGCAGTGACGCACTGAGTATTGATGATAAGGGGTGGAGCACTTGCTTCGCCTGTGAGACTAGAACTAGAGGCAAGGAGATAGACAGTATGGATGTACCAAGTAAGAATGTTTCCACTGGAAACTTTGATAGAACTAAAGAAGACTTAAACACCAAGCCATACAAGAGCGTTGTCGCTCGTGGCATATCAAGTGACACATGTAAGACATACAAAGCCCAGTTACATGGCGAGCGTATGATCTTTGGTTACCATGATAAGGATGGTTTCTTAGTGGGAGCTAAGACTCGGACACCTGAGAAGGAGTTCTTTACATCAGGTGCTTGGTCAGACACAGTACTGTTTGGACAGAACCTATTCCCTAAAGGTGGTAAGTATATTACTATCACTGAGGGTGAGTATGATGCGCTGTCTGCATATCAGATGCTTGGCAGTAAGTACCCTGTCGTATCAATTAAGAATGGCAGTAGTGCTGCACTGAAGGACTGTCGATCCTCGTATGAGTATCTCGATAGCTTCGATACCATAGTGGTATGCTTCGATTCAGATGAGGTGGGTGTCAAGGCTGCTAACCAAGTGGCTGAGTTGTTCGGTGGTAAGACTAAGATCTATAAGCATACTAAGGATGAGAAGGATGCTAATGATTATCTAAAGTTCGGTAGAACTAAAGAGTTCATTGACAGGTGGTGGTCTTCAGAACGATTCGTACCAGATGGAATCATTGCAGGGTCTAGTCTATGGGATGAAGTTAATAAACCTATAGCACCAGCAGAATGTCTCTATCCTTTTGATGGACTCAACAAGCTCACCTATGGCATACGTTATGGAGAGTTAGTTACAGTCACAGCAGGGTCAGGCTTAGGTAAGAGTCAGTTCATGCGTGAGATCATATGGCAGATCATCAGTAAGACAGAAGATAATATTGGAATACTATTCCTTGAAGAGAGTATTAAGAAGAGTGCTCTATCTTTAATGTCCCTTGCTGCTAACAAGCCATTGCATCTACCTGATACTGTGTCAACTGATGAGGAACGTAAGGATGCTTTCGATGCCACACTAGGCACTGATCGTGTGTTCTTGTTTGATCACTTCGGTTCCACTGGTGTTGATAACATCGTTGCTCGTGTTCGTTACATGGCTAAGGGGTTAGGGTGTAAGTATATTGTGCTCGATCACGTATCCATTGTAGTATCAGCACAGGCTAATGGTGATGAACGTAAGGCACTCGATGAGATCATGACTAGGCTACGTATGCTAGTGCAAGAGACAGGCATAGCCTTGTTCGTAGTGTCTCACCTCAAGAGGCCAGATGGTAAAGGTCATGAAGAGGGAGCAGCATCCAGCCTGTCACAGCTACGTGGCTCTGGTTCTATAGCACAGCTTAGTGATATGGTTCTAGGTCTTGAACGTAATGGACAGGCAGAGGATGAGGAGACACGCAACACTACTCATGTACGTGTACTAAAGAACCGCTTCTGTGGTATCACAGGCAAGGCTAATGAGTTAGCTTACAGTCATAGCACTGGTCGTATGCTTGAGAAGGAAGAGGAGAAAGAACTATGAGTAAGATAGGAACATACGCACTGGAGGTAATGGATAATGAAGCTAACACTAGATATAGAAACGACTATGGCACAGGATCAGATATGGTGTTGCGGAATCCAGCGAGAGGGGGAACCAAGGCAGAGATTACTAGTCAACTCAATGCAGCTAGAGCAACATCTCGTAGGAACATCAAGCGTAATAGGCCATAACATTACAGGCTTTGATGCACCTAAGATAAGCAGCCTATGGAATGTATCCATACCTAGTCATAAGCTAAGGGACACAGTGCTACTGTCTCGGCTATGGTGTCCACGCTTAGAAGGTGGTCATTCATTAGCAGCTTGGGGTGATCGTTTAGGTTTCCCTAAGATTAAGTTTGATGATTATGATGGTGGCTTGACTGATGAGATGCGTGAGTACTGCAAGGTTGACGTTGAGATAACTCATAAGCTTGAGCCTCACCTGACTAGTCTATTACTTGAGGATGGATTCTCAGAGGAATCTATACAGCTTGAGCATGAGGTTGCAATCATCATTGCACAGCAACAGGCTAATGGATTCAAGTTAGATACGGACAGGGCTAATCAATTACTCACTGACCTTATGGGGAGAATGAATGCAATCGAAAGGGAAGTCCAACTTATCTACCCTCCCTTGGTGGAGAAGCGAGTCTCGGAAAAGACAGGCAAGCAGCTTAAAGATAAGGTCACAGTCTTTAACCTTGGAAGTAGAAGACAAATTGCCCAAAGACTTCAAAGCCAAGGAGTAGTGTTTAAGGAGGAGACACCTAAAGGGGCAATCATTATTAATGAGAAGATCTTAGCAGGGGTTGACCTGCCTGAAGCTCAGTTGATACTAGAGTACCTTACCCTACAGAAGAGGGTTAGTCAGCTTGATTCTTGGGTGAATGCGTTAGCTGATGATGGTCGTGTACATGGTGGAGTGATAACGAATGGAGCAGTCTCTGGTAGAATGACTCATTCAAACCCCAACATGGCACAAGTACCTGCTGCTAAGAAGGACAAGAAGACAGGTGAGTTACTGTGGGGTGCAGCTTCAACCTTCAGTACAGACTGTAGAGCCTGTTGGATTGTAGAGGAAGGTAACGCACTCACTGGTATAGATGCTTCTGGTTTAGAATTGAGAATGCTTGCCCACTATATGAATGATGCCGCCTATACCAAGCAGTTATTGGAAGGCGATATACATACATATAATCAACATGCTGCTGGCTTAGAAACTAGAGATCAGAGCAAGACTTTTATATACGCGCTGATTTATGGCGGGGGCTTTGCTAAGATAGGACAGATCGCTGGAGGCTCACCTCGTAAGGGTAAGCAACTGGTTGACAAGTTCATGGCTAACCTACCAGCCTATGCACGTTTGAAGGAGATTGTCTTGCAGAGTATGCGTAAACGTGGTACACTACGAGGGCTGGACGGGCGTAGGTTAAGAGTGGAGTCAGAGCACAGTGCCTTGAATTTTCTCTTACAGTCTGCTGGTGCTATAGTAATGAAGAAAGCTCTAGTACTTCTCAAGCATAGTCTTGATGAGTCAGGAGTGTGGTATAAGTTTGTAGCTAATGTACATGATGAGTGGCAGATAGAGTCCTCGTCTAGTGATGCAGACTTAGTAGGTAGACTCGGAGTACAGGCCATCGTTGATGCTGGTCTACACTTTGAAATGAATTGCCCATTAGATGGTGACTACAATGTAGGACTCACTTGGGCAGACACACACTAGCTTGCATACAGGTCTAGTGATAATGTAACTAAAGGAAAAATCCATGCAAAATCATAACCCACTTAAAATTGAAGCCACTGCTTTCTGGTTCTCATTCCTAGAGAAGAATGAAATGTCAGACAAGTATCAGGTAGATATTAGTGAACTATCAGAAGAGCACGTTGATCGCCTAGAAGGTATGGGTGTATCAGTCAAGAACAAAGGTGATGATCGTGGTTACTTTGTAACTGCTAAGTCCTCTAAGTATGCACCTCATGTAGAGGATGTAGACGGATTCAAAATGACAGACGCTGTAGGCAATGGGTCTAAGTGTACGTTCATTGTCAAACCCTATGACTATAACTTCAAGGGTAAGACAGGCGTTAGCTTAGGACTATCTAAAGCACGAGTGAATGATCTTGTACGTTACGAGGCAGCCACTACGAGCTTTGAGGATATCCCAGAGCTATGATCTTACTCGTTGACGCAGACATACTGTGCTATCGCATAGCTTGGTCTTGCCAAGACGAGTCACAAAAGGTTGCTTGTAAGACACTACTCAACTTTACGAATGACATCATCGAGGAACTAGTAATAGATTCTGATGATGCCACTCATGAAGTTGAGTACTACCTAACAGGCAGAGGTAACTTTAGAAAAGACTATGCGATTACTGCTGAGTACAAAGGTAATCGTAAGTCTAGAGAGAAACCTAAACACCTAGAAGCATTGAGGGATTTCTTTGTGAATGAACTCGATGCCATTGTGACTAGTGGTGAGGAAGCTGATGATCGTATAGCAATACGTGCAACACAGGAAGGTGATAAATCCATCGCCATATCTCTAGACAAAGACTTCGATCAGTTCGCTGGTTGGCACTATAACTTTGTCAAGAAGAATAAATATTATATTACTGAAGAGGAAGGTCTATTCAACTTCTACATGCAGTTTCTTGTAGGAGACAGTGCAGATAACATCAAAGGTGTAGCTGGTATAGGCCCAGTGAAAGCTAAGAAGTTACTGGCTGATAAGACTGAGCTTGAGATGTATGATATATGTGTTGATAAACTAGGCAGTGAAGAGAGGGCTATCGAGAATGGTATCCTTTTATACTTACGCAGACAGGATGATGAGATATGGCAACCGCCAAGACCCGTAACAACGGACGATGGACAGAAGCTAGACACAAGTCTTTCATAATCTCTGCTCTACGTGGAGCGCATAGTAAGTGGGGTGTCAAAGCTGATGTTAAGAAATCTGCTAGAGTTTCTACAGGGAAGTACTTATGTGCTTGCTGTGGGACTGTTGGCCCTGCTACTTTGCCTCCTGATAAGGGACAGTCACGTAGGAAAAACAATGCAGCAGTGGATCACATTGATCCTGTAGTGTGTCCCAAGGATGGGTTCATTGATTGGAATACATACATCAATCGTATGTTCTTAGAAGAAGATGGTTATCAGGTTCTATGTTGGGCCTGTCATGGAGTAAAGACTCGTGATGAGAGAGAACTCCGAACTTTGAATAGGAAGAAGAAATGAAACATTTAATCATACCCGATACACAGGTTAAACCTGACACAAGTTATGATCATTTGACATGGGCAGGTAAGTTCGCTTCTGATACTAAGCCTGATGTTATTATCCATCTAGGTGATCACTGGGATATGTCCTCTCTAAGCTCCTATGACGTAGGTAAGAAGAGCTTTGAGGGTAGGAGGTATACCAAGGACATAGAGGCAGGGAACGAGGCTATGGCGGCTCTCATGCAGCCTATACTGGAGGAACGCTGGAGGCTGACTCGTAACAAGAAGAAGCAATGGAACCCTCGTATGATATTCTTAATGGGTAACCATGAGGATCGAATCAATAGGGCTGCTGAGAATGATCCTAAGCTTGATGGGTTAATTAGCTATAACGACTTTGATCTGAATGGGTGGGAAGTCAAACAGTTCTTAGATCCTATCGTTGTGGATGGTGTTGCCTACTGTCATTACTTTACGTCAGGTGTGATGGGTAGACCTGTTGCCTCAGCTAAGATGCTGCTCACTAAGAAGCATATGAGTTGTGTTATGGGACATGTTCAAGACAGGGACATAGCCTATGCACGTAGGGCTGATGGTTTAAATATGACAGGACTCTTTGCTGGTATTTACTATCAACATGATGAAGAGTACTTGACACCTCAGACCAATGGATCATGGCGTGGGTTGTGGGTAATGAATGATGTCAAGGATGGCAGCTTTGACGAGATGCCAGTTAGCATGAACTATTTAAGGAAACGCTATGTCAATGACACTAGAAGAATTGAAAGAACGCTTACGAGCGTTGGATGAAACTCATGTGTTAGAACTCTTACAGCTAGAGAGTCACCATCTAGTAGATAGGTATGAGGATATTATTATTAATAAGTTCTCAGAACTAGAGAATGAAATAGAGGAGATAGATTATGACGTATAATCCATACAGTAACTGGGAAGATAATGACTTGGATCACGCCTTAGATAAGAAGCCTTTGACTAAGGCTATTGAGGATCTATGGACTACACCTGAGTTAGCATCAGATCAGCAGGTTGGAGGTAATCATTATACTAAGCTCAGTATACAGCCAATGACCTACTCTATGTCTAACAACTTGAATGCGTTGCAGCATACAGCTATCAAGTATGTCACTAGGTATCAAGACAAAGGCACAGCTTTGCAGGACTTAGCTAAGGCTCGTCATTGTATTGATATGATGGTTGAAGATTGGATGGAGAATCATGAGTAAGTGGCTGAAGATAGAGACAGGGTACTTGAATACTGACCATGTAGTAGTACTCCACTATCAGTCTATTGTCCTCACGACAGGGACTACAGTGGAACTACTACCTAATGAGTTCAAGGAACTAGAGAGCATGATCACTGGTATTCCTATACCTGTAGTCAAGCCTGTCCGTAAGAAGAAGAGTAAATAGTTTCCAGTGGAAACTTTATAGGGGACTTAGTTGTCCCCTTGTTATTCCCCTCTAAGATCCGCTTGTTGTTCATCACTCCTCTTGTCCATAGCCTTTTCCCTACCTCCAAGATACCAATCATATAGAATACGACCCATGACAGGCATTGTTTTCAATAGGTCATCTCCAAAGCTAGGGTCATTAATGTCTCGCTCCTCAGTAAATCCTGATACTTCTTTTATACCTGCTTCTAAAGGCCCAAGTGGAGGAGTAACTACATCTCCAATCCAACCAGACATGTCCCCTTTCTTTATGTCACCTATGGAGTACTTATTAATAAACATCAAACTAGTTAAGTTCTCTATTACTCTATCAGGTATATCTTCTGCATTAAAAGCCTCACCACTGAACACACCTTTAAGCTCATCAACAGTACCACCAGCTATTCCTATGAAGGAGGCATACTTTAGTGCTTCCTTAGTAGCTCCTAATTTATCACCACCCTTCGCTCTTTTAATAATGTTGTTATGTATTAAGGTTACCTGCTTTAATCCAAATGATTTTAAGGCGTAAGCAAGGCGACCAATGTCAGGGTTATCAGCAAATCCTTGAGGTAGTTCAAGCATTGAGATAGGCTGAGTATCTGATAACTCATGGAATCTATACAGTTCTGTATTGGCATCATCAGTACCATTCCTTAAACTATTAATTAGTTTAGTGAAATCATTACCATAAGCCTCACCATACTTCTTCTTTAACTTTGCTATACCTTTAGGAGAAGAGGCTAACCTCTTACCAGAAAGCATTGACGCTTCTAGTAGTACCTTCTTACCAAACCTATCAGAAAATCTAAAGCCACTATATTTTAATGTTCTATCTAACCACTTCCTAGTACCAGTTTGAGTCATCTCTGCTGATACATTGTTAATAAGACCTGCATCTTGTACGTATGTACTCTTAGTTTTAAACACAGCCCTGATTGTAGGGATAACCCCATGTAAGTAGGCAGATGTTCCTACGTCTTTAAGCTGAGTTATTGCTGATCTGAATTGACCAAGAGAAGACATGTATCCAATGTCCTTAATAGCAGCTAATGTTTTATTCATAGCTTTCTCGGCATTGGTAAAACGAGAATGAAGTAGTTCTTTTAATTCCCTATGAGCCTCACCCGATAGTCTGTTCTCACTAACCTCTTTACCCATGAGTTTCCATAAGTTTGAAGATTCATCATACTGACCTACTGGTAACAAATCAGTCTTACCTAGAAGTGACTGCCTCTCAAACATTTTAGTGGACTGTTGAACGTAGGTAGTCAAAGATGATATAGAATCGTCATAGAACTTAGCCAACTCAGGGGGTACTTCTTGTAATGTACGCTTACCTTCTGACCCTTTAGGAGCAATACCTTTTCTCCATCCAGTGTTAGTAGCTTTCATTACTGCTGTAGTCAAAGCCATTTCAGAAAGCTCTTGCACTGTCTTAACACCTTCTTGTGTCATGGCTGCATTGATAGCGTCATCAAGGGCAGTACCTGCTGCTTGGCTCTTGCCTCCAATAGCTAACCTAAGACCATCATAGTCTTTAACTCTACGTGGGAAGTAATTGTCTAGTGCTTTAAACTTTGCAACACCCTTACCTCTATTTGCATTAGTAAAAACTTCCATTCTTTTACCATCTTTATAGAGCATTTTTGACAGATCATCTAGTTCCTTTGTACCGCCCTTATTCATTAAACTTTTTGCAGCTTTAAAGTCACCATTCAGTAGATGATATTTAATCTCATCTTTAGCCTTATTACTATATGCACCCATAGCTTTAATAAAAGGTTGTGATTGATCCATCCTAGCCTGTGTCTGACTCAGTACTCGTGACTCATACTTACGAAGCACATTCTGTATAGGCTTAGACAGTGTGCCTATACGAGAAGACATACTCTCAACATAATGAGACAACATATTTGCATCTTTGTGGGCTACTTGAATAGCAATAGCCTCAGCTTTTTTAGGCACTACAGTCCTACGATTAGTTAGCTTCTCAGCGTTAGCTATCTGCTCAGGAGTTAATTTTAAATGATCTTGTGCGTTGGCCTTAGCCTGTGCCACAGTAATATTACTATACCCACCTTGTGCTGTAGCTATCTCATGACTGATTTGATTTTCATAATCATCAAGTGCTTTGTTAGACTTTTCAATTTGCTTAGGTAGTCTTGCTTTTGTAATGACTTGGCCTGTTTTTACTATACCATAACCAAGGACTGGAGCTGCTATGCCAGAAATAATGGCATGTCCTCCTGCCTCTACTACATCTACTTCCCCTTTCTTTTGAAACTGATCAGCAGCACTCCAAGAAAAACCAAGAGCACCTGCAATCTTCATCATAGCTGTATAAGTTGCACCTACAGGGAGTAAGGTAGTAGGGTCAAATAGAGAACCAACTACCCTACCAAACGTACTACCCTCTTGGTTGGGATACAGTCTTTCAATCTCTGCTGCCCTTACCTCATTAATTCTTACGCGCCTTTCATCAAAGGTTAGATCAGCAAAGTCGTCCCCATACAGATCATCTTTTGTCTTAATGTTTAAATCAAAATTACCATCATCATCTTCCCACCTAAACTGACCAGACATTGCTTGACCACTATCCTCACCAGTACCTGCTATCCATATGTCAGATAGGTTCTGAGTGAAGCTATTGCTCTCAACAAATCCTCTAGCAAAGGTAGTCTCTTTACCTGATTCAGTAGAAGCTTCTTCAGTAGGTTGCTGAACAGGTGTACCAGACTGTAAGAGATAAGCAGCGTCTAGTTCTTCCTTTGTACGAGTAGTAGATTGCTGTACAGGTTGCTGAACAGGTTGCTGTACAGGTTGCTGAACAGGTTGCTGAACAGGTTGCTGAACAGGTTGCTGAACAGACTGTTGTGCAGAATAAGCAGCGTCTAATTCTTCCTTTGTACGAGTAGCCATTATATGTACCTTAATTTGCTTTGTATATTCTAGCCGCGCTATCATTAGGATCAACCCAGTAGCCATGCGCTAACTTATAATGTGATGGTGGTACATTATCAGGGTTATATAATCTATTTTCCATTACATCACCAATGAGTGGGATATTTACTCCACCCTCTTTATAAATTCCAGCACCTACCATTTCCGTAGCTGTTTTAAATGCTTGATCATAAGGAACTTTGCCTGTACCTGTATTAAGATCCTCAGCAATTGCTATTATCTTACGACCTACTAAGTCTTCGTCAGAATCACTGAGTATAGAATCAGTTGCATTACGTATCCATCCAACATTCTTCATATAATTCTTTGCACCATCTAACTTAAAAACTGAGCCAGCATCTCCTACCTTACTGTCAGATGCTAGTGGCCTTACAGGAGCTACCAAAGGAAGAGTTCCAGCAGGTGCGTTAATCCTTCCCTCTGGTGTATCAATCATAAGAGCACCATCAACAGTTAGTCCCCATACTTCCTTACCAGCTTTACCATCTACAGAAGGTAGTACATAAGTCTTTGCATTTGCATAGGTTGGCTTAACTGCAGCCACAGGACGAGGCTCTGCTGCCACCATACTACTAGCCCTTGAGTACAAGTCCATAGCTGTAGCATAATCACCAGCTTGCATCAACTTACTAGCCGCATCTCGCATACCCTCTGGGGCAGTTAAGTCAGCACCCTCTAAGCTCTCCTGTACACCTTGTGCTTGTGCCATCTCTGGTGTCTGTAGACCAAGGGCAGAGTTAACACTTTGTCCCATAAGCGCACCACCAGCAGCACCAGCAGCAAAGAAAGGATTCATTGCAGAAGCTTGTGTCACTGCATCATTAGTCCTTTGCTGTTGTAAAGCATTAGGATTTAAACCAAATAAACTCATTACATCACTAGCCATAATATTCTCCTAGTAGTTCCGTCCAGTGTAGTTAGCACCCATGCCTTGATTACTTGTTAGGTAAGGCGTAGGAGTGTATCCATTGTTTGAATAACCACCCATAGAAGGATGTCCACCACCTCTACTCATGTTACCAGCATAAGCATTGACTACATCTGAGTCACTTACAGGGTTAAGCATACCACCTATCTTATCCCAACCAATATTACCTAGTGCATTACCAATACCTGTGTACTTACCAGCTTGTGCTAGACCTTGGTTCTGCCTAGACTCTGCTCCACCGCCCATACCAGAGACTAAGTTACCACCAGCAGCATTATTAGCTTGTGATCGCTGTGCTCCTAACATACCAGCTAGTTTTTGTTGATCCATTCCTGCTGCATCAAGACCCATAGACTGATTGAACATACTATTACCAATATTAATATCCATCTGCCTTTGCTGCTGTGCTTGTTGCTGTGCATTGTAACGATCTGCTGAGTCTTGTTGTGCAAATGCCTGAGCAAATCCAGTACCATCAGGGGACATCATGCCACCACCAGTAAACCCTAGAGCATCTCCACTAGACATTAGACCAGTTCGACCAGAGCCAAACATAGAACCACCTAGTGCTAGTGCTTCAGCATTACGACTACCAGCACCCATCTCACGCTGTTGGTTGTAGAACTGATTAGCTAGTTGACCATAGTCACCACCAGCAGCAGTGTAGGCTTGTTGTCCTAGTCCCTGCATTTGATTCTGTGCTTGTTGGTATCGAGGATCTAACGAGAAACTAGCTTGACCATTGTTAAACTGAGTAGAGCCTAGCCCAGAGGTAACACCATATGGTTTATATGTACCTCCTTCGTATGCTTTGTTAGCTGCATCTATCTGCATCTGAGAAGCTTGTTGAGCACCTTGTGATGCTGCATTAGCTCCCTTGTTACCTAATAACCCACCTATTAATGATGGTGCTACTGCACTTACAATTGACCCTAAGATTGGCCCCATAATATTATTCCTTATTCTCTATTTGAAATTAGTTTGTTATGATCAAGAATCTGTTGTCCTGCTACAACTTCATTCCTAAACGATTCTAAAGCTTGTGTCTGTCCACGATTTGTCTGAGCATTCTCTACTAAAAGAATTGGTTGCCAAGTCATAGCACATTTCCATTGATCAATAATCTCCTCCGACTGCGGATCTTTACCTTTGATGTTAGTGTACCAAGCACACCTTTCAATGTACCCATCAACTGCTTTCTCACACGTATGTCCTAGAGGACAGGTTAATACAATTTTCATATTTTAATTCTTTGAACAAATGATCACATCAACATAGTGAGGTCGAATATTATTAGCAGTATTACTTCCAGCCAATCCATGATTATGTGGTTGGCTACTACCTGCTGAACCAGTATTAACAGATGATGACCCTTCATGCAGGGTTGCATATTGTCCTGCACTGCCGTCCCCAGACCCTGTTCGCCATCCTGAATAGTGAGTGTGAGAAGGTATCTGAGCAATTGATAATGTATGATTACTTACACTAAAGTTGTCTGCGTGTGTATGATTAAACGCAGTACTAAATGCAGTACTACCTCCACTACCTCCTCCATTACCAGACACTACACGTAATGCTTTGTCATTGTGAGTGGTAACCTTAGTCCACCCTGTAGGGGCAGCAGCTTGATGAAACACCATAACAGTACCTGCTGCAAATCCTGCTCCTTGAGCAAAAGCTGTAGTAGCCAATTGAGTAGTGCTAGTACCAGCAGAAGCAGTAGGAGCACTGGGAACACCTGTTAGTGCTGTATTGTTTGAGTTAGCCTTAGTAGCTATTGCTGTAGCTAAGGAATTAAATTCATCATCTATCTCTGCACCTTTAACACGCTTGAGAGCATTACCTGCTGACAAGCTATCTTTAGTTGCAAAGTTTGTGGACTTTGTATAGTTACTCATTATATGACCCTACCTGTTTTAATATATAAATCAAATTTCTGAATAGAAACCTCATTGCCACTAATCTCTGTTTCAAAACCTAATTGAACCACTGAGCCAGTACCTCCAATAGATAGTTTAACTCGGTCAGTACCACCACCACCTGTATACTCAGCAATGTTATACTCACCAACATTGTATTCAGATAGAGCAGTCTGTTTAACTGTGGCGTTATAAGACCTGTACTCATCTGAGTAGTCAATACCAGCCTTAACTGTAAACGCCTGACCAGAACCACCTATCAACGTGATGCCTACACTCTTCAATATCTTAACTGTAGTGGGCTGCTCAAAGTCAAAGTAGTTTGTGTAGTAGAGCATACGATATGTTTCGTCATCATCAAGATAACCACTGTACTCAGCTATGCCTGTAGTTTGACCAAACAATAATCGTCCATCAGTAGTGCTTATCATTCCCCTGTGAGATAAACCTGCCCATCTGGTAGTTCTTGCTGCTCCGTTCTCTAGCTTTCCTCGCATATCAAAGCAGTAGATCTGCTCACTAGTAGGGAAGCTTAATAAATAGAAAGCATGTTCTGGAGAGTATACACTCTTAATATTCTCAACAGGCTCTGTAGCTTCTAGTGCTGTAATTTCATCACGAACATTAACAGACAAGTCACCAATAGGAGTAGACTTCTCTTGAATGACTCGACTCAAAGAACGTAGACCTGAGTTAGATAAGAATAGAATATCAGAGCCAGTGTTCTGCACTGAGTCACGAGCAACACAACCTACACCATGTATAACTTCTACTAGTCTTAAATCTGTAGGTACTAAGTAGCTTTGATTATTACTTGTGTCTGAGTCCTGATAAAGAATAATAGAGTTCTTACAGAAGATAACTAAGTAGCCGTTGAATGCAGCCAAGGCAGTGATAGAATCTCCACCCTTAGTGAATGAGGTAGCTATGTCTAAGTTACCACTAGTACCCCCTGTCCATCTAATACCACCACCATGATTAAGAACTAAGTCTGACCAGTATACGGTATGGTTGTCGCCTACAATGTCAGCAGCCCATAACCTGCCATAAGCAGACACTACTGCATTAGCTTGAGGAG